AGCAATATTCGACTTTTGATAAGACCAAAGAGTTCCTTCTGAACGAGTAGCTTGATCTACGAATTCCCCAAAAAACAAAGGAATAAGTTGAACTTGTAACTGTCCATTTTGTTGTTGATTAACGTTAATCATTACTGGATTCTTAACTGTCAACACCTTATCATTTGACTTGGATTCTTCAGCTAGAATTGCACGACCAATTGAATCGATAAATGTAATTAATTTCATAATACATTATCAATTTAATAATGTACATAAAAAAATCAACCAAGTATGTCATCCAACGTACACATCAATTGTTCTGTTGGCTTTCTGGGAATCCAATTCATAACTTTATAAAACCTTTCAATACATTTGTATATGTCTTTTTCAAACATAACTTCAATTGCTGGTTTTAAAAACTCTTTAAATTCTTGTGGATATCTAGTTTTATAAGCAATAGCACTAATTCCATATGGATTAGGAGTTTCTACATAAAACAATCGGATTTTGTCACCGCTAACAATTTTTTCATATTTTTTGGTTAAACCCATTTCTTCCAATAAGATATTATAAAAATATCCAGCCTTTACATGCCATGGCATGTTTTTACATGTAGAAAACCCATCACATTGTTCTTCATATTTCTCTAAATTTCGTATTCCAGAGACAATTGATATTTCATTTTCATCCATATTGTAAAACAATTCGTATACAGACTTTAATATATCATTTGTACTAGATTCGTCTTTAGTGGAGATCATGTTTTGAATAATCTTCTTTACATACGGTTTAACAGACTTAGGCATTTTAGTGCTTACAACTTCAACTCCCGTATATTTCCATTCATTAGATTGAATCCCTTCTTTATCCAATACATGTAAGACATAACGCTTCTTTTCCAAGAACATACCATAATCACACATAGCTTCTCGTTTGAACTCGAAACGACAATCATTAGTGTTTAATGTTTTAACTGCCCACGATTTAATATTATCATTCAAATACTTTTCGAATTCTTCTGCAACTTGATAAGCTTCCTCAGATACAATTCCTTTATTACTAAAATTAGATACGAGTTTATCAATAGATACATATAAACTGTCTGTATCATTCGCAATCAAACTGTATTCAATTTCCTCATCTGAGATATTACTAGTTTTTTCTTTAACGAAATTCTTAAAAATAGTTCTGGATTCTTTAATAAGAGCTTGACCTGTTAACGTAATTGATTCAGCAATATCCAAATCTCCAATCGGACAATATCTATTGGAACATGCTCCGTATGAGGAATTTATGAAAATTTTTATCGATTGTTGTTTAGTATCTAATTGATTAATTTTAATATTAAGTTTAATTAGATCATCTCCTTCGGCTTTTTTTACTTTCTTCTTTAACGTTTTAAGTTCAGCTCTTATTTTTACACGTTTCTTATAAAACTTGTCTACCATGTCAGCCAAAACTCCTTTTCGTTTTTGTGTAAAAAGAACTTTAGATTTGGATATGGCTATCTTTTCTCTATGTAAATAATTTTTAAAATCCGTTAAATTAAAGTCTACTACCACACCGTCACTATTACGAATAGATACCCCATTTTTATCCATTGATAATATCTTACCCATTTTAGTTTCAGGTGAAGTATTCAATGTAATCATAATATTAGGATACAATGAATTCGCATCAAAACTAACAATAGATTTATGATGACCTACTACTGGCTCGGCTACATAACCCCCTTCAAAATCCATCATATCTTCATCATCCACGACAAAGGTACACAATCTTTGATTACGATTTCTAGCTTCAATAGCAGCAGCTCCAGTTACCACACTCACTGTTCCTAGTGCAGCTTCGAATGTAGTACATCCAGTATATGCCAACATCCTAAGCAATTCCACATAAGATAATCGTTCCTCTAGTTTTACCAAAAGCCTAACGTCTTGAATGTTATAGTCAACAAAAGTATCCCAATCGCTAACCATCAATTCATATAGACTTAAATCACCATAATCTACTTTTGTTTCATCCAATTCCACATATCCAATATAATCCAGCTTATAACTCTCTCTATTTGATGGACAAAACTTTTTATAAATATCCATGTAATCAACACTGGATATACCATCAATACGATGAACCAATTCTTTCTTCCCAAATTTTCCAGCAAATTCCTTAACATATCTTCTCTTATACGGAGAAAGATCATTTGCTCTCTCGGCTCCTAAAACTCTTTCAATACGATTTACTATATAAGGTACATCATAACGATCCGATGCCCAACCAGACAAAATATCAGGTGGATCTTTTTGAATAAAATCAATAAACTTGTTTAATAAATCCTCTTCTGTTTTACAGAAATGATAAATTACATCAGATGCTTTGTTGTTATATTGTTGAGATCCCCATACAATAAACTTTTTTGTTATAGAATCGTAAACGGTAATAACATTAATCTCTTCTTTCGGATCATGCGGTGAAGAAAATCCATTCGGACCCACCGCTTCGATATCAACAAAAAATATCTTTAATGGAAACTTAGTGAAATCTTCAGTATCATTATGTTTCCAAAACATGTCAATTAAAGTCTGTTGTACAGGACTATAATTGTCAAATACCTGCTTCAGCCCACGCTCTTTAATAAAGAGTTTCTTATTATAAAACGAATTAAATTCTTTTTTCCTTAATGGAGTATTAAAAACACTTGTCTCTTCTCCATTAATATCCTCATAAAAGAAATAAGGAAGGCATGAAACAGAAGTGTGAATTCTGTCACCATCTTCTGTCCACGTATAAACGTCTACAGACTGTTCTCTAGAATTATAAACAGCATTACGGTATCCAAACATATTTCCATTGTATCACAACGGAAACTTATGATCAAGGATTGTATCGCTTTAAATTCGTGCGCTTAGGACTACCATATGGTTGTGTAAACAATTCCAAATAACAATCCAAATTCTTATCTAATTCCAAGAAACGATTCTCAGCTACAGCCCTGCGTTTTGGTGCTTTAATCTTATAATCCCAACCACCCTTCATCTCCTTATCAATACAATCAATCATCTGATCCCCAGTCTTAAACTTAATTTCAGCTTCTTGATAAGTGCAAAGATCTTGACAAGCTACTGGAATTCCATAAGCGCATGATTCAATAAATTTCAAATCGCTCTTAGCTTTATTAAAATTATTATCTTGTAATGGTGCTACGAACATTTGTAATTCAAGATCATGCATCTTTTGTGGATAATCAAACAAACGTTGCCATTGATGAAATTCAATATCCCCATTCTGAATATAAGGACGTAAAGCTGGGGGAAATGCTCCCATAAATACCCAACGATATTTGTGCCTAGTATCAATTATATTTTTAAGTACATGTTCAAAATCATCTCTTTGTCCTGTTCTTCCGTCCACATCGAAGTGCGCTCCTGAACCTAAATAGCCAATTCTAGGTCTCTTTTTATTTTTATTATATAATGACACTATCCTATCTTGATTATAATAATTACCAATCCAATATCTCGCTGGGAAATTAGGAATTACGGTAATTTCCTGTTTGCCTGTTCTTTCACGATATAAATCACGCATGAAATCACATGTAACTGTAACTTCATCACACATATTAATAATTTCAGTTACGTTATTTCTAATCTCGTCTGATGTAAAAGCTGATTTAAATTTGTTATAATCAGGAATATCTTCACGAAATACTACATCATCAACTTCGTAAATGATCCTAAAATTATATTTAGGTTGAATAGATTTGAGGAATTTAACAAATTCTTTCTGAGGTGTAGTAGCCTGCCTTTGTACACGGACTACATTTAAATTATTATAATAACGTTCATCCAAAATCATGACGTTAGTATCAGTAACCATTGCTTTACTCTGAAAGTTAAGCAAATGCGATATAAATCCCAATCTATACAAACCACACCCACTCAAATCCGCTCCGAACTGAATTACCCTAGGAAGACTAGTTTCAGAAGGTTGTTCAGTTGGTTTCTGAACTTCTTGAATATAGTTCACAGGAATTCTTGGCTGAAAATTAGAAAAGGGAAGAGGAGGAATAAACTGGGAATTCATTTACTATAGTTAGTAACCCAAATCGAAAAAACAATATTAAAATATAGATGAAAAAGATTTGTCTTTAATAGCTTTAATAACTTCTTCCCATATTTTAACATCACAAGAATTTCTTCCTAAATTAGACATAAGAGAACATAATACTATGTTATCCTTGGTATAACCTTTATTATTATCTTTTCTATCTAAAGAAGGTTTTAATGGATATTTAAAAACATCAGAAGATATGAGAGGAATACCATA